CTGGCGTCCTCGTCCCGCGCGCCTCGGCGTTCTCTGATATCTCGGGCGCGACGTCCTATGCCCGCCTCTCGGAACAACTACGCGACGCGGTCAATGACAAGGGCGTCCGCAACATTGTGCTCGATGTCGATTCGCCAGGCGGATCCGTCGCGGGAAATCAGGAACTCGCCGCCGAAATCATGCGGGCACGCACGAAGAAACCGATCATCGCCCAGGCGCAATACCTCATGGCGTCCGCTGCCTATCAACTCGGCTCGGCGGCAACAGAGATCGTCGCCGCGCCGTCTGCACAGGTCGGGAGCATTGGGACGTATTCAATTCACAACGATTTGAGTGCCGCGCTCGACCAACTCGGCATCAAGCGCACATACATTTCAGCGGGCACCGGGAAGGTCGACGGGAACGAAACGGGGCCGCTCACCGATAGCGCGCTCGCGCGTCGACAGAAGGCCGTTAATGACGCGTACGACGCATTCGTGAATACGGTCGTACGTGGGCGGGGCAACGGGACGAGCGAGTCAAAGGTGCGCGACACGTGGGGCGCCCACGTCTACAGCGCGCGTGATGCAAAAGAGCACGGGATGATCGACAAAATTGGCACGCTCGATCAGACGCTCGAACGCCTGCTCGAGGCGGGCGACGTGGCCGACCGCGCGGCACTCGCCGCGTATCGGGGAGAGAACGACGACAGCGCGCCCGTCGACAATCCGCAGGCCCGCGCCTCCGTGGGATCCGGTCAGGATCGACGTCGCGACCATCTGCTCGGTCAGCAATTGCTGGAGCGGCAATTGTTCGAGCAGCAATTCTCGCAACTGACGGAGTGACCCCTATGCGTGTCATCAACACCGACGTGCTCGACGCCGACTATCGCAAGAAATCTGACGAGGCGAGATCGCTCTACGCCAAGACGATGGACGCGTGCGAGACGCACGAAGAGAAACAACCGGACGGCACCGTCGTCAAAGGGCGCGCGATGACCGGCGACGAACGTGCCGCCGTGCAGAAACTCATGGACGAGGCGACGGCGATCAAGGGGCGCCTGGACGAGGCGCGCACGGGCAACAAACTCGGCGAGGCCATCGACAAGCTGACCGCCGGAATGACCGCGACGGATCGCACGGAGACGACCACCGCTGCGTTGAAGTCGTTGGGGCAGCAATGGGTCGACGGCGAGGGCGGGAAATTCTTTTTCAAGAAACAGCATCACGGCACGCGCAATTGGGCGTCGCCCGCGATGGAAGTGCAGGAACCCGACTATCGCCGCATGGCGACAACGTTGACAACGCAGGCGGGATCCGGGGGGGCGCTGATCGTTCCGCAATACCTGCCCGGCATCGTGCCGCTCTTGTTCCGTCCGTTGAAAATTCGCGATTTGCTCGGCAGCGGCGTGACCGACTCGCCGTTGATCGTCTACATGGTCGAGCAGACGTTCACGAACGCAGCGGCGGCGGTGGCAGAAGCCGCAGCCAAACCGGAATCCGCGCTGGTGTTCAGCCAAGTGCAGGAAGCCGTGTCAAAAATCGCGCACTTCATTCCGGTGACCGAGGAAATGCTAGAGGACGTGCCGCAGATTTCCGCGTATATCGACGCGCGCCTCGTGACCGGCCTGGACCTGACCGAAGAGGATCAATTGCTGAATGGGAACGGCACGGCGCCCAATCTGCGAGGCATTCTCAATCGCACGGGCATCCAGACGACCGCCGTTGGCACGGCGCCCGTCGAGACGACGCCCGATGCGGTGTTCCGCGCGATGATGCAGGTCTTTTACAGCGCGTGGGTGATGCCGACCGGCATCGTCATGAACCCCACGAACTGGAACCACGTGGCGGTCTTGAAAGACACCCTCGGGCGGTATCTCGGATCGGGTCCCTGGTCACCGTCCCAGACGCCGACATTGTGGGGTGTGCCCGTCGCCGTCACGCCCGCCATCGCAGCGGGGACCGCACTCATCGGCGCGTTCGATTCGCAGGCGCAGGTATTCGCGCGCGGCGGGACACGTATCGAAGCCTCGAATTCGCACCAAGATTTTTTCATCAAAAATTTGGTCGCAATTCGCGCGGAGCGGCGCCTTGCTCTGGCCGTCTATCGTCCGGCGGCGTTTATCACGCTGACGGCGATTCTGTAATTCGGAAGTCGGCGGAAACGCACGGGGCGGCGGAGTCGCAGCCCGCCGCTTCGTGCGTAATCACGGAGGGCTCGAACCATGGCAACGTATTCCTTCGACGGCACGACGGACTTCACGCCGGGCGAATCGAACGCCCGCGCGGTCCCGAACCCCGATCTCGTGAAGGCCGAGGGCAACAACAGCGAACACGCGCCCGCGTCGCCGCCGCACGTGGTCGCCACCCCGAAATCGCATCCGCACCGGTAACCCCCGTGTTCGTGAAATACGACCCGGGGCCGTGCCCGGTCGACGACGCGCCGCATACCACATGCGTCGCGCCGCACAGCGGGCCGATTACGTCCGTGCAATTCCCGATGCGCGACGGCGTCGTGACGCCGCCGCTCGTCGGCGCGGTGTTGATGCCGCCGTTGACCGGCGCCGTCGCCCAGCCCGTCGAGACGTCCGCTCCGCGTCTGCGTGCAGAGCAGATCCAGGACACGCTGCCCGATGGCTACGTGACGACCGCCACGTACCGCATCAAGCACAAGCGGGTGAACTAATGCGACGGCTCGTCCTCGTCGGCGTGTGGGTCCTGAGCGGATGCGCGATCAATCCAAGCGTGCAGATCGGGGTCGGGCTCGCGACGCCGGTTGAGAATCGCAACGTGCCCACGGCGGCGACGGTGAATGCGCGGGGCACGGTTGAGGAAACGCAGGCGCTCGACAAATCGCCGCAACTCCTCGTCGAGATTCATAAGACGTTCGACCTTGCCGGGATGGAAGTCGGCCCGATGGTCGGCGCCGTGATTCCGAAAGTCCGCATCGGCGAATCGACCGAGGATCCCTCACGCAAGGACGAACCGTTTGGCGTCGGCGGCGGCGTCCTGGAATCGTTCACGCTCGGCGGCGAGAAACGGATTCACGTCGGATTTCTGTGGGAAATCCTCACGGTCGATCACCTGTCGAATCTGTGGCAGCAGGGCAAGGCGGTGCCGATGGATCGCGCGGGCCTGCCGTTGCCGCCGGAGATCACCGGCGGGCTCGTGCAACGCGGACTGCTCATCGTGACGGTGTCGGGCGTGTTTCAGAAGTAACGCGCATGTGGACGAATCTCACCTTTCGCGGGTTCGATTACGGCTGGCAGTCGTATCAACGACCGCCCCGGCTCCCGCATGTCGTGTCGATTTGCACGAGCCCGCCCATCGATGAACCCCTGACGTTGGACGAGGCGAAATTGCGCGCGGGATTCACCTGGCCGAGTCCCGACGAACGCGATGATCTGATCACGTCGTTCATTAGCGCGGCGCGCCAACAGGTCGAACACGATACTGGGCTCGCCTTGTTGTTGCAGACGCGCGAGGTGTATTTCGACGTGGTGACGTCGTCGGTCATCATCCTGCCCGAACATTCGCTGCCACTCCAGGACGTCACGAGCGTGGCGTGGACGGACATGGACGGCACGTCGACGACGCTCGATCCCACCGAGTACGTCGTCGATTACGTGTCTGGGCGGATTCAACTGGGCTCGACGTTCGCGCTTCCGCCGCCGAACGTGCGCTCGTTCCAAGCGTGGAAAATCATCATCGAGGCCGGATGGCCCGATCCGGCGACGTTGCGCGACCACGAGCCCAAACTCTGGCACATGGTCGGGCTGCTCATCGCGCATTGGTCCACGCTCGGGCGCGACCTCGCGTCCATCGAACGCGGGACGCTCGATAAGATTCCGATGGGCTACGACGAGCTCCTGGCGGCGTATGCGCCGATTGCGGTGATCTGAGATGCAACTCAACACCGGCCCGATCATCGGCAGCAACCTCTCGCTCGCGAACAAAGCGCACCGCGTCGACGTGACGAATCCGACCGGCCCGCCCGTGCCGGATAACGGGGAGTACACGCAGGACTACGCGACGACCGGCTATGCGTATGCCGCCATCGAGCCCGCGAATCCCGCGCGACTCGAACGCTTCACGCAATCGGGTTCCATCGCGACGGCGTCGCACGTGGTGACGATGGATTACCGCAAGGACGTGACGACCCACACGCGGCTGAATTTCTACGGGCGCCGTCTGGACGTCCTCGGGTTCGCGTCGCCGCGCGAACTCGGCGTCGACATGGTGCTCCTCTGTCAGGAGGTCGTCACGTGAGCGTCACGTGGACCTTGGTCGATCTGGCGGATGCCGTCCAGCAATTCAACGCGGCGCCCGCTGCGATGGCAGACGATGCGCGCGACGTCGTCGAGAGCGAAGCGCAGAGCGCGGCGACTGAGATCGTCGGGCAGTATCCCGCGATCAGCGGGACACTCCGCGCGGGAGTCGGCGTCGAGGTAATGCGAGGCGATGCGTATTACGCCGGGGCACGCGTCGTCAGTCGGTCGCCCGAGGCACTGTGGTACGAGTACGGGACCGCAGATCGCCACAATGCGCACGGCGCATTCCGGGGCCGTGTCCGCCCGCATTTCGTCCTCATTCGCACGATGATCGCGCACCGCGCCAAGCTCAATGACTACTGGCGGACCCTGCTCCGCAGTTTCGGTTTGACTGTGAGTGACCTATGACGACCGCCCAACTCGAACAGGCCCTCAGTGTCCATCGACGCGTGAGCGCCGCCCGCTATCACGAGATCGCCGTGGCAGCCGCGTCGCGCGGATTCTCCGAGGATGAACGCGCGGTGCTCGACGCGCTGCTCGACGAGGGGCGCGCCATCAAGGCCGATCTCGTGCGCGCCCGGGGCGGCGATCCCTTCCTGGACGAGCTCGCCTACCTCGAGGCGCGTCCGCCGCGTCGGTCGCCCGGCCAGCAATTCGTCGAGGCGCCCGCGTTCGAGTTTTTCCGGCGGGGCGGACATCACGCGGCGGGAACCTGGCAATCGCCCGCTATTGAGGTCGACGCGCCGCCCGGCGTGCGCGCCACGACGATCACGACGGCGGGACTGACGCTCGGGCAGGTCGAACCCATGCGCGCGGTGTTTCGTCCACCGACCGTCGCGGCGTTGTGCGGGCAGGTGCGCACGACCGCAAA